CCGAGGTTTTCAAATAGTGCAGACATTCTTGCATACTGGAATTTTCCAAATAGCTGTTCGATTGCTCTAGATTTATCTAAAGGATTAAGCTGGTCTAGCGCTGATTGCAAGTCCATTATAGTTTCTGTAAGGTTTCCAGCGTTATCGTTTACTATTCCCTTAAGGTCAATTCCAAACCCCATAAATTGTTCGGTTGCAACTTTTGTTGGGTTAATTAATGATGCCATTGCAGACTTAATTGCGTTTGCGCCTTCAGAAGCGTTTACTCCGCCTTCTTTCATTGCTGTAAGGTAAAGCGCTAAATCTTTTACATCTCCACCTAGTGATTTAACTACTGGCCCTGCCTTTGGAATAGCTTCAGTTAAATCTGCAAGGCTTGTTGATGTCTGGTTTTCAACTGCGTTAAGAAAGTCAATTGATGCGGTAAGTTCGTCTGTGCTTTGTTTAAATGCGTTTTGAATTGCAAGAGTTGCTTTCATTGCTTCTTGTCTATCAACTTCACCAAGAACCGCTAGCCTTGTAGTTTGTTGTGTAGCAGCTATTAAGTCGTTGCCCTGTTGTCCTGTTGCTGCAAGATCAGCCGCTAATGCAATTGTTTCTTTGTATGCAACTCCATAAGAGCTTGCAATTTCTTTTGCGGTTGCGCTAATATCTTTTCTAACTTGAGCCAAATCTGCTGAAGATGTTGCAGCTAATCCGCCATAAACCTTTGTTAATCTTACTAGTTCTTGGTCTGCTTCTTTAAATGCTTTTTGTGCTGCTGCGCCAAATGCAATAAGTGGAACAGTAAGTCCTACTGTTAATTGACGTCCAGCCCACTGAGTATTTTTACCCCAGTTAATAAGTCCTGTTGATCCGTCAAGCATGACCTTGTTCATAATTGCCGCTTGCTGTGTAGCAATAGCCATCTTGTTCTTTACTTCATCAAGACCCTTTGCAACCATAACATTGTATTGCATTAAGCCTTGTGCGTTTTTACCTACAGGCTGAACTATAGCCTGCTGAAGCATTACTTGCTGCTTAGCAAGTTCTCTAACTAAATTGCTTGTTTTCTTTGTATGGCCGCTCCAAGCATTATAATATTCGTTGAGCTTGAGTCGGCCTCTATCTAAATTTCTTCCAAACTTGTCTACGTCTGAAGTTAGAGATACAAAGTGTTGTGAAAATTGCCCTGTTGAAGTAAGTGTCGTGGCAAACGACTTGTTCATCACTGCAATTTGATTTGCAAGTTTAGCGTTTGTGCCAGCAGTTGTTTCTTGTAATTTTACGAGTTGGGCAGTAACCGCAGCTAGCTGAGTTCTTAAACTCGTAAAGTCTGCGTTGGCGGTAATAAACGTGGTTAAATTATTATCTGCCATATTACTATGTTACTCTATAGAGTATCCTAATCCCGCTCCAATGCCAAAACCAGCTTCGCTGGCGAATGACCCTTGTAATGATACAACATCGTTTGCTGATGCCGTAATTCCAAGTGCTCTTCTTTTAACATCTTCGAAGGATGACCCCTCCTTATTTTCATTACTGCTTTCATTTAAATCTACTCCCTGAATTGAAGCTAAGAATTTTCTTTTTTCCGATTCAGTTTTTTGCATTGATTTAAAAGTCTGGACTAATTCTGGCATTGAAAGACTTTCTTCTAACTGTTCGTAATTTATCCAATTACCAAGAAGAAAAACTTCCCCTTCTAAAGCGGCTAGATCTAGTTCTGACCAGCCAGTACTGCTGCCGCTAGTAGGTTTGGGTCGTCCATCTTAATTCCTCCGCAAACTTCAAGAATGCGATTGATAGTTGGAACGTCAAGTGTGTCTTCAAATGCGTCTTTGTCCGCTACTAAGTCTGGAAGCTGCTTCTGTAAAGCCACTCCACAAGCCTCAATAAGGATTGTTAATGTTTCGTCTTCTGTTGTTACTTCTTGTGTCTTATTAATGACCTTCATAAACTCACGTAGCTCTTTAATTGTTAAAGGCTTAAGCTTAACTGTAGCGCCATTCTGTAGCTGAATTTCTTCAACATCATATACTGTAGTTGCCAATTTAATCCTCCTAGGATCTAGTCTTAATTATTGTATCATATTCAAAATACAATGGCAATAGAAAACCCCCCAATTGCTTGGGGGGTAATCTATTAATTAATTATATTAATTATGGTGTTGGTAGCTTTGAGAGAACACGGTCTACAATGAAACCATATTCCTTACCAGCGTGAGTCGATGCACCTGATGGTAGCAAACGGAATGTTACTGGGAATGTTGATGCTGCGTTACGAGCCAAAGAGAACTGTGACTGTTGTACAGAAAGAACACGACGTGCATAATATACACGCTCAGAAGCTGAAACTGTATCTGAAGTTGGAGCCTGTCCAACTGCAATTAGCTGACGCTCTGTTGGAGCCTCACCTAGTGCTCCACCAGCAAGACCTAGAGTCTTCTTTGTTGCAACTGATGAATCTAATGTGTCTGAGCGCTGACCAAATACAGCAAGAACGTTCTCAAGAGTACCTTCTGCCATTTCTGTTGCGATCATAACTTCCATTGTCTCCTTGAAAAGCTTTGCTGAGTCAAGAAGCTGATCTACTGTTACTGAACCGTATGATGGGTTGTATGTAACCTGAAGACCGTTATTTGTGTAACCTACGTTACGGTAGGCTCCATCTTGTCCTACACCTGCATCTAGTGCGTTAAGTGTATCTGTGTAAGATGTTCCCGCTGCTGATGTTGTTGGTGCTACGAATGCTGGTACCTTATCGTTCTTTGTTGCTGTGCCTGCTCTTAAAACTCCTGCTTCAAAATCTGCATATTGCCCAGATGTGATATCAAGTGTTGTAAGGAACAATGGTGACGCACCAACAAGAATATTTCTAGCATTACCTGTGTTTTGTGCCATGTTGTAAAACCTCCTGTTAAATAAATATATATATATTGACTTACGTTTTAAATCTAAATCAAAGCTGGCTAGGCTTTTTCCTCTAAGCTAATTTTAGTGTATAATGACCCCAAACGCAACTTAGATAAAACGTCCATCTGGGCCAGTGATTCTTGAATATTTTACTTCTAGGATTATGTCGGACGATAGGAAGCCCTGAAGTTCCTCTGACGGGGTTATGGGTGAGGTCTCAACAACCTGTATACTGTGAAATTTAATCTTTGGCTCATCCTTAAATTTATTAATATCTCTGGCAGAATCGTCCATTCTTCTGAATAGGTCTGTCATCAAATTTCGGATCTCATATATGTCGGATACGTCTGTGGAATACACTGTAAATAAAACCTTCTCGCAGCATAGTAGCCATATGTCCTCATAGGATAGGCCAATCTTGTCATAGACAATATGCTTCTTCCCGCTTAAAAATTGATTGAGTTCTGGCTGTTGCTGAACTGGGATAATTGGAATAATCTCCATATTAATATTATCGCTGTAGTATTCTGTAGGATCAAATATCTTTGTAGTCTTTAATTCATTCCAGAGGAACTTGCGTAGTTCAAATACTGCATCTATCTTATAATCTACTGTCATAGTGCTCCCCCAAATGCCGTTTGTAATTCCATATCTGCTTCCAACCTAATTTTACCAGCTGTGAAGCTATATTGCACTTTTCGAATACTTGCTGGTGTATCTAATGCCTTGCTCATTTTGGCGTTAAATATATTCTGAAACCCAGAGGCCTTGATTGAATTATTAACAAGCTGCCCCCCAAAATATCTTCCGTAGTGTAGTCTAAATTGATTTGATGAGGCACGTCCTCCTGGGCTTTTAACGGTCACTGAGGACCCTTTGGGCATAAACACGGTAATACCATCTAACTCAAATACTAAGCGCTCAGCGGACCTTGGACGGATTATTACGGGCATTCCAGCTTCCATCACAGAAGCCTTTGTTGCAAATACATATTTCTTTCTTTGTTTTTTATTTTTAGACGGGACAGAAGACTTAGATAATTTAAAGTCATATGTTACTCTAAATGAAAGTCCATCTGCATCCATCCTGTTTAATTTAAATAGTCTAGATGTCTCTTGCCCCGTTTTATTCCATTCATAAACATGGTGCAATGCAGTTGGCTTTACTCTTGCAGATGAATCTATATAGTCCCCAAAATCTTTATTTATCTGATTAAATATAGTTTGTTTAAATAAACTTTGAAAGGCTTTGTTTGCTGTAAGTTTTCCAAGGACACTTGCTTGGTAATAAAGGAATGCAGATATTTGTGCTACAGAGGAATCTTTAATTATCCCAGGCTTGTTTCCAGCCATTGGTCGTTCAAGGCCGCTTGCGGTTTGTAGTAAAGCAACACTAGAGTCCAATTACCTGATTCTCCGATCTACGGGCTGAACAGTTGTATCCTAGTATTCCGCCGAATGGGTCAGTGATTGGTGTAGTTCCAATTAGTTCAAAGACTGTTGGAGTTTCTGTTGGGTAATTTAGCTCGGCCCAAATAACATTATCTGATGAGTCTCTAATATTTGTAATCTTGTCTCTTAGGGTTACTCTTGCTTCAGTTCTAATTTCAATATTTTCTTTGTTAGTATATCTATTACTCATGGTTTGGACATCTGAAGATCTGGCTCCGCTGCTAGTGATTATTCCTCTTGCATAGCAGGCAACAGTTTTTGAATAAAGCCATTCTTTTTTTATAGCGCCTGTATCCTGGTCCTGTACGTCTTGCTGCACATACACATCCATCTTCATGCTTAGGATGGAGTCTACAAGATTATTCATTTTATATCAATACCATTTTGCTTATTACATAAGGCAAAAGCAATTGGTCTACGTAGTTATTACCAGTACCCGAAAAGGTGGCTGAGTTAAAATCAAACTGCCAGTCGAATGTGGATATGCTCTTTATATACTTGTTTCTCCATACTTTGTCTTTAGAGAAATAGTCTTTCATAAGTTCAATAGCTGCCATCTCAACTTCATTTGGAACTTTTTCCCAGCCGAAGTATCCCGTGACTTTATATCTAGCATCTTTATTAAAGATTCCTGAGTAGTCATTGATAGTTGGTGGGATCAAGCCGTTAGCAACATATGTTACGTTGTCAAGCATATCTGCACGATTTAATCTAATTGAAAATCCACTTTCAGCAACTTCAAATGGCATTCCTGTAAGCGGGATATCATTTACTTCTATTGCTTGAAGAGTGTTTATCTTATTAGATAAAGGAAGAATATCGTTACCAGACCCATAAGCAATCTCTGATGAAAGATAGCTGTAGAACTTTTGCTGAGTGTAATTTTCAATTACTTTACGAGAGTACTTCTCGGCATCAACTAGCTCTTGATAAGTTCTGCTATTTGGATCATTGTAGTCAGAGCCCAAACCTAAACCATTAATCACTTGTGACAAGTCTACGTATGGCTTAACTACATCAACATTTTGATCATATGATATAGAAAAACCTTCAACCGCATATTGCCATCTTGCAATAAGAGATCCTGGAAGCTTAGTGGTTTGTGGTGCATAAAAATTGTAAACCCCTGTATCGGTCTCTGATTGAACTGCAGTGCCAGAGTATAAAACTGTTTGTGCTGGTACATCTGCTCGTAATAAAGATACTGTGGGTATGCTATCTGCAACTGCAGATTCGCCTTTCCAAAATACCCTGTGCTGTATTGGTGAGTTTGTTCCTGCTAATATTTCCATTAACTTATGTTAACGTTTAGTTGTAGAAGTCCTGAACTTCCTTTGGTGTCGCTAAACGAAAACCCTCCTCTGTATCAAAGATTTTTTGAGCATCATCTTCAGACATTGCTACAAAGGGATGAGTCTTTGTAAAGCTGTATCCGTGAATATCATATCTATGATTATCTCTTGTCATACGTACCAAGATAGTATCTTCTGGCTGAGCCTTCGGATCAAAAACTGGTAAAATTTCAATTTCTTCTGTAGCCTCTTCAATTGCTTTAACTGTCTTTTGATATACAGAATAGGTTACGCCCTCTTCTGCCATGGCAGCAATTACTTCTTTTTTATTTTTTAGGCCTTCTGTGTCTACTGCAAACTCCGTTGCAATTTCCTTTAATTCAGCTACTGTTAATGTGTCAAATGACATATTTAGTTCTCCTCTTTCTAGGTCCTTTAATTATAGCATTGATAAATTAAAATGAAAAGCCCCCAAAATTAATTGGGGGCCTTTCGGTAGTTTAATTCTTAATTAATTAAGAAGCAACCTTAACGTTCTTTACAACTACCCAAGCGTCTGCCTGCTCGATTTGAACGCCAACACGGGTATACATTGTGTACTCGATTGTGTCCTTACGTGGCTGGAAGAAGCGGTAAACGGTTACATCACGCTTGATACCAATAACTACGTTATTTGGGAATGTCAAGTGGACGTCTCCGTGTGAACCTGATGGAGTTGCGTATGTACCTGTCTGTGTCTCAGGAAGCAATGGAACTTCAACGATTGGAATACCAAATGCGTATGGAGCTACATATCCTGCTGGACCTCCAAGAACAGGAACGTCACCACGGATGATGCCAGAGGCAATATCTTGTGGAGTAACGTTCTGAATGTTCTGTGAGTTAGAGAACAAGTAATCTTGGATCAAGTTTGATCCAGAAAGGAAACGAAGGTCTGTACGACGTTGCTTGTACTTACGTGGCATTGCCTTAAGAGCCTTGTTGAAGATTTCACGGGAAATTCCCGCACCTGCTGCATCGACTACACGACCGTGTGTCTTTGCCTTCTTAACTGCACCGTCAAATGACTTGTACAGAGCATCGGCTGAAAGTGATGTGTCACCGTTAAGAATAAGATCTTCGATGTCATTTCCAGCTTGTGTTGCCATCATACGTGCAATATGATCTTCAAGATCTGCACCTTCGATATTGTCTTCTAGAGACTCAGTTGAAAGTTCCCAGTCCATGCGGAGCTTCTTTGTTGTTAGAGAGATCTTTGAGAATGTTACGCCTTGATTTACGGCTGTGTTTTCTCCTTCGGATGCAAGCTTTACAAGCTTTTCTCCTACTGACATACGATCAATCTCTGTTGTGTCAGACTTCATGCGAACTGTACGTGCAACCTTACCAATTACGGTAGCGTCGAACATATAGTCCAAGAATCTTGCTGATTGTTCTGGGTTAAGAAGACCACCGTTGCCATTTTCTGAAGCAACGTGGACGCCTGTACCACCAGTTGATGAGCCAAAACCAGTTGATACTGTTGTACCTGCTGCTGCGGCCTTTTCTAATAATTCATTACTCATTTTTATTTCACCTACCCTTAATTTTGAAAGATTTCATTTACGGAACCGAGGAAAGCTCCTGACCATTTTGATTTGGACTTTGTAAACACCTCAGACCCGCCAAGGTCAGAGGACTTCTTAATTGCGGTAGAGCCTTCTACGGCATCTACCTGCTTTTGAACACCTTCGATGGTGCCCTTTATTTCTGACACAGCATCACTAAGTGCGCTGTGCTTTTCTGCCAACTCTAAAATTCTAGCATCAACATTCTTGCTAAATGCTTCTACAGATGTTTTAATATCTGTAACTTGTGCAGCATTTACTTCGCTTGCCTTTGCTAGTGTTTCTGAGAAAAAGCCTTTTAGATCGCCTAACATTTTTGCAAAATCAGGTTCATCAACCATAACTTCTACTGCTTCGGCTGCTTTTTCAACGTTGTCGGCAGAGGTATCTTCAGTTGCAACTGCTGCAACTTCTAATGACTTGTCAAAAAGATTGACGCTTGATTCATCTGCTGCTGGAGCCGCTACGGCTTCTGCTACAGGTGCTTCTACGACTACTGCTTCTGCTACTGGAGCATCTGCAACATTATCAATTTTTGTATCTGACATTTTATTACCTCCTTCTACGTTTGCCTGTTTTGCTATTTGTGTTTCAGGCAACGGTAATCTTGACTTCTTAAATGAAGCAAGAATTCTATTTATTTCTTTTGATTTATTCATATCTGAACTCTCCACCCAGCCAATGAGAGCTGCTGGTTTTCCTGATACTGGTGATTCGAAAGTTTTTTCTGTTGACATAAATACAGAGTCGCTTTCCTCACAGTAAAAAATATTTTCTGTTACTACTTCCGTAGCGATACCTTTGTATACCATTTGACCATTTACTTTTTCAATTGAAAAAATGTTACAAAGTTCATTAGCTGGTGAATCTACAATTGAAAGCTCTACAAGATCGTAGTCTTTAATAAATCTTACTGCTTCACCTGTTGCTTTGTTAACTTCGTTATCTGACTCTTTAATCTTTCCGCCGATTGAGAAACCAGAAAGAGTGCCGTCAAGAACCTTTTCCCAAGTATCTTGTGCACCCTTTGAAATGTATGATGTTACGTAAACACCGTTATAAAAATTATTAGACTTTTGGTCGTAGTATGTTTCTGGCTTAAAAGAAACAACTTTGCCGACGGCAATTGACTGATGCATCTCACGAAGATTTCCTCTAAAATTTTCAAATGCCTTCATGCTTGCTTCGGCTGTTACAACGTCGCCTGTTTGATCAACATTGTCAAGAGTCGCAAAACCTGATACGGTTCTGTTCTCACGATTTACTTTAGTGAATGGGACTGAGAGATGGAGGTTTTCTCCATCGCTAGACCAGTTGGACTTCTCGATGTTCATATGCTTAATTTTAATGCTTTATCTACTATAACGCAAATAGCAGTTGATTAAACTTATTTGACTTTTGGACCATCGCCTTTGGCATTTCTGCCTTCCCCAGTTTTATCTGGAGCATTAGCTGCCCTTTCCTGATCTCTAGTTTTATTGCCAGTGGACTTGGCTTGCTGATCTGCAGCTTGCTGTGGCTTTAATTCTACCATCTCGTCCCCACCCTCAACAGTTGTCATATTTTTTCTTAGACGAACTTCGTTAGGGGTAATTACCTTCATTCTCAAATAAATTTCATCAATTTGGCTTTGGGTTAATTCATCGGTCAAACTTAATTCATTAAATTTAAGCTGGACGACATCTGTCTTTTCTGCAATAATATAATTTAATTTCTTTTCAAGTCTATCCTGTGCTGGTCGACAAACCTGCTCTTTAAATGTTTTATCTGCATCACGAGCAACGGCTAGGTTAACTCCTTCAGGGGTTCCTATTTTATTAATAGGTACACGATGTGCAAGAAGTATTTCATCTCTATTTGTTTTACGATAGATATTAAATGAAGACTCTTGTTCTCCAGCCTCAATTGGCTCCATCTTAAATTCAGTCTTTGAGTCTGGGGTATCTGCTGGAAGTGGAATATATAGAGACCTATGATTCTTCCCCTTTAATCCAACCTGGAAAAATTCAAGAAGTTTTCTTTCTGATTCTGGAGAAAGTTTTGCTCCCTTTACTGTAATAATATATCTTGGGACCGCCTTGTTTTCAAAGTAGTCTAGGTTATATCTTCCAGCGAATTCGTTTCCTGCCAATGCCTGCTGAGCAGCAATGATATCTGGAACACCATAATAGTTATTCATTGGTGTATATTTCTTTAGATGAATAATTTCATTTGGTCTTTCCTCTTGCGCTGCAATTGGACTTGGAGTTTCCATATCTCCAAAATTACGGAAGAATACAGCCTTGCCATAAAGCAATTGAATAAAGCCATCACGGAATCTACGCACACGCATCGTTTTAGCTGGTATATGGCCTATATAGCCTATGTCGCCTGCTGTGGTACGTCCTATCTCTATGTACCCGTTTCCAGTAGCCTCTAGGTCCGTGTAGGCCTTTATAAGGGTCTCTGTGAAAGACTCTTCCTCGTTGCAATCATCAAGCCATCGATCTAATTGTGTTTTAATTCTTTCTACCTTGGCTCTTGCCCTATCCATTTGCTTTGAATCAGTAATTGCATCCATGGCATCTTTGGCTTTATCTGTTTCGGTAAATGAATAGCCTAGGCCGACAATGTTAGAAACCTTGGCATTAATAGCTGCGTAATTGTATGTTGAAATCTCATAAATTTTTGAAAGATATTCTAGGTTGTATGTCGGCTCTATTAAATCAAATAAAGCGTATCCGCTAATAGCCTGCTGCAATAAATTTTGCTGTGTTGCCGTTCCGTCAATTCCTACAAATGCTTTTGAAAAATCTCTATTGATTTTTCTCTTAAAATTAGTTCCCAGACCTCTTAGCTTCTTTATGTCTTCTATGCCTATTTTAAATGGGTCCTCTGACTCTTGTGCTTTTTCAAAATGAAACCAGTCTGCCGTGTTAGAGATATCAATAGTATTTACGCTATCAATTTCGTCTTCCATAAACTCTACTTTTCTTGTCATTGTACCGCCCCGTTTCTAAGCATTGAATCTTTATATACTCCGATATCCAAAGGATCTGGAGTTAGTCCCCATTTAAGTCTTTCGTTTTGATGTTCAAATTCTTCGTCGTCAATTTTTCTACGCCCTGAAAGGAACTTGGGACGGCCCTCGTGTATGCCATACGAGCTAACTTCTCTAGCCAAAGCATCGATTCTGGATCTATTGCCTTTTTTGGACGTGATCGAAAGAAAGTTGCCATCGTCGTCTCCAATCCATCTGCCGTCAGGCATCTCCCACACATATATCCCTAGGGTGGTTTCTTCAAGTATTCTCGTGTTTTTATTTAAGATATCCATAGAACACAATCATACCATTATTTGGCGTTAAAGTCCAAATTTTTGTCAACTACTTGTCAAATATTATACGCTTATGGCGTCTGGCTGTACAGAAAATATAATGAAGGCGGTAGAATTGTTTCCTGCCGTGCTTTCTACTATAGAAAATGACGTATCGTTGATTACGCTTATTACATTATCTGTATAAAGCTGGTAATGTTTAGTTATTTGATGCTGAAGAAGCTCGTATTCGTATATAGCAAGGTTGCTATATAGCTGGTTTTGGCCAGACTTTGTGTCCCCCTGATTTTGATTTACCTTGATCCCAGAAGAGGCTGGGGCTGAAAGGATTATTACAATATGATGTGGGACTCCTTTTACTAGGAAGTCTCCAATATTTGTAGAAGACTGCCTGTTAATTCCGTTTACATATATTGCTGAAACTCCAGATTTGGTTATGGCTCCAGATGCTGCCCACTCATATCTGGCAGACGGTGTGGAAATCAATACATTCTCTCCCGCTCCTGGGGTATATATCATTTCAATAGTTTTTACTGGTAGGCTAGCATTTACCGAGAAGCCGTGTCCGTTATACATCTTAATTCCATTATATTCGTTGTATGAAAGAACCTTGCTGTTAAATTCAGGAATTGAATAGTCATATGCTGAAGAAAGGCTATACCCAAAATTATCTGCATATACGTCTTTATTCTTAAAGAAGTTAATCCTTATAGATCTCAACCTAGTAAAGTCTGTTGATGTATCTGTTGATGAAATAACAACCTTAATATAAAGTGTATCTGAGATTAGATTATCATTTTTATTAAATAGTGGAAGAGGAGATCCGTTAGTACATTCGCTCCATGCTAACTTATTTGCACTTACATATACTCTTATTCCCGCCACATCTTCGTCCCAATGTATTTGAGATGTTGTCACCCCGATATGGCTAGGTATAAAAAGCTCATCTATAAATTCAAATGATGCTGTTGCTGGAGTTTCGGTTTTTTCAAAATATAAATATTGGCTATCTTGAGAAACAAGGATTCCGTCATCTGCCAAGTCTTCCCAAGACTTGGAGCCTGGGTAAGAGTAAGATAAAGAGGGCTTAATCCTTGAGGCGTTAATGCTAAATAAGTATCCGTTGTCTGCATTTACTATTTGAGAATAGTTTATTTCTTTTGTTCCTTCAGAGTAATGCTTTTTTATTTGTGCCGATGTTAGGTTAAATCTATAAAAAGCTACTGCATCAACAAAAAAAGTCTCGTCGATTGGACCAATGTTAAAGTTCATAATTTCGTTTGCAAATTTATAATTATCTAAGGATGTCGAGTTTACCTCTACGCCGTTGACTATAATTGATATCTTAGTTGAAGAAAATTGAGCAACTATATGTAGCGCTTCTTTATTTGATACCTTGTATGAGCAAGAGTAGCTTCCTACCTTAAATAAAATATTTGAGCCCTGATAGAATATGCCAAACCCTTGTACTGAATCTCCTAGAATCATTTTAGAAGATGATGATTGAGCTGGAAGCTTTACCCACATCTCAATATCAAAAGAATTGTCAGAGTAATATTTTGTTGCAATTCCAGGGACCTTAAAAGCTATTTTTGTATCGGACAAAACTTCAGTTCCTCTAACTGTGCCAGACACTATAGGCATTAATTCTTTAGTTGAAGCATTTATTGCATATCCGTCATTTGCATTTCCTGAGTAGTCATATATTGGCAATCCGCTTACTGCCGAGTAAGAAACACCATTATCTTTTAAAGCTTGATAAGTAGCAAATCTAAGCATCAGATTAGTGTAGTCTCCGATTGAGCCTGATCGTATTTCATCAAGCATATAAAAAGATGTTGGTTTATCTTGTAAGACTGTATACTTGTAGGACATGTCTTACGCCTCTTCTATTGCTTTTACTCTCGCTGTAAGCTCTTGTACTGCTTTGATTAGTGGAGATATAAACTCTTCATATCTTAAAGCCTGAGTATTATCTTCTTGATTTACCCACCCGCCAAAATCTGCAACTCCAGCTTCATCTAGTGCTTGCTTTACTTCTTGTGCAATTAATCCGTAGTGTGTTCTATTACCAGCTACTGGTGTCTCAGAATGGCTTCCGTCTTCATTTGGAGTATAAGTAATCCCTCCAACATTGTATTTATAGCTTACTGGATTTAAAGAATTAATAAAGTCTAGGCCTAAGTCAGACTCAGCAATTGTATTCTTTGCATTTATATCTGATGAAACAATAGTGGAAGTTTGAATAAACATATTGCCTGATGCTATAACAGATGCTGCTCTAATTGTTCCTGTAAAAAAAGCATCTTTCCAAGACTTGGCTGGGCCAGTTGTTGCATCTTTTCCTATACTCCATGTTCCAGATCCAAGTGGATACCAGTGTGAGTTAACTCCGTCTGCTGCTCCGTTAGGAAGATTTAAACTAATAACTTGATTTATTGGATCAAGGACTGCGTTAGCGCCGTCTGCTCCTGGTGCGCCGTCTGCTCCTGGTGCTCCTGGTGCTCCTGGTGCGCCGTCTGCTCCTGTTGCTCCACGGGGAATTGTAAAGTTTAATACAACTGCGCTAGATGAGCCTGAGTTAGTTACTGCTGGTGTTGTTCCTGGCAAACCATTTACTACCGTAGGGTTTACTGTAATTGTTGCTGCTGCGGGACCAGTATCTCCCTTGTCACCCTTAGCTCCTGTTAGGCCAGTATCGCCTTTGTCGCCTTTAGGTATTGTAAATGTTAAAGTTTGTGATGGTATTCCATTGGTAATTGTTTGTTCGGAAATTGTTACATTAGCTTGTGTTCCAGCCAGCCCAGTAGTTGTTGGATTTACTGCAATTACATTTGCTGGTCCTGGACCACCTAGTACGCCATCTACGCCTCTGGGAATTTTAAAATTAAATCTTGCTGCTGTAGCTGTTCCTACGTTGACGACTTCTGGCATTGAGCCTGGAGGAAGAACATCAACTGATTCAACCACTATGGTAGCGGCAGTTCCTGGATTTCCTTGGTCACCCTTTAAATCTGGATTTGATGAAACCCATGCAGAAATGTCGTCTGCAAGGTTAAGCAGATCTCTAGGGACATCTGGTGAGTCTGTATATGTTGGGAAACGCCAACCGTTTATACCTGTAGTAGCCATTTTTTAATTATACCACCTTGTCAGTTTTACGCCAGAATCCTGGGCACATATATTTTACACCACTGGTTACTGGTAAAGACTCGTGATAGTACGGCTCTACCGAAGGGAATATTACTATGCTTCCAGCCTTTGGCTTTATTTTTACGCCTTGCTCTTTAAAATAAATTTCTCCGCCTTCGTAATCATCGTTTAGATAAAGTACAACAGAAATATTTGGATTGTCTCCATTGCTATAATCATCAACATGTGGGCCCATTGACTTTCCAGTGGAGTATTTGCTTATTGATAATGGCATTAGAGAACCGATGTCCATACCATGCATATTGCCATAGTTTTCTGAAGAGCCTACAATTGCATTCTTTAAAATATTATTAATTCTTCTTATGTCTGGGTGCGTGTCTGTATCTACATTGTTGCTAAATCTTTTTTGATAGCCAAATACATACTCTGTATCTCCGCTTGCCGCCCATTCTTTCCACGCAGGGATACTGGTGTTTTCATTTAAGCCTCCGTCAGAAAGCTCTATTAAATTAATTAGGTAGTCGGGATCAGCAATAACATTTTCATAGTAATGTATCTTCCCGTATTGGGTTAGGTTTACGCTATCCATTTCTTCCATTTTTTTCGTCTGCTTCATCTCTTGTATTTTTACCAGATTTTAGATCAGCTATCTGTCTCTCTCTATCCATCTGTCTCCATAGCTCTTCACCATACTTATCTTTGTTTGCATGCCATGCTTCCGAGCCTGGATATTCATACATATAAAAGCTTCTAATAAAATACTTTATTCCATTTGTTACAGTCTTTACTCCGTGATAGTATGGGGCTCTTGATGGGAAAATTGTTACGTCTCCAAATTGAGGCTTATACATGTGTCTTGTATATTCTGCATTTGGATCATTTGACTCATCTTTAAATATCTTAAATGACACTTCTCCGCCGTCGTAATCATGATTTAAATACATGCAGCATGTTACAAAAAACTTATAACCTGGCTCTTCAGTTTTTTCTTGCTGGAAATCTGTGTGATGTCCCATAACTGATCCATCAGGCTGAAAGCTTTCATGAGGTATATACTTTAGAAGAGTAGCAGTTGTATGACTTATTGGAGAGCCTTCTGGAGGTGTTTCGCCAACAATCTCAAAGTAGTGCTTGGTCATATTATAAAAAACATCTTCTACGTAGTTATAGAAAAATTTAAGCTTTTCATCTGTGACTTCGTCAAAATTAATATCTTGTTTAAATTCATTATAGGGCAAAACTCCTGGAACATTGTGTGGTCTAGTAGCTTTAACTGGAAAGTTTGTCTGCTTGCCAAATGTGTACCAGTCTACCCACATATCATCAGTAGACTTAATGTGTTCAAAACATTCCATAAAATAGTCATTATTGAAGACATTTTTGTAAACAATAATCTTTGGAGCTATCTTATAAAAATCTGTACCTTCAAGCATATTTGTTTCCCTTATTCCATTCTTCTTTCTGCTTTGCCTGTTCAATTCTAACTTGCTTTTCTTCTTCTTCCCATCGATCAAGTGTCTCTTGATCATAGACTAGTTCTTCATAGTCCCAGAACGATACCATTGTATATCTTGTTCCGTCGGTTATCTCTGAAACTCCGTGGATATTTTCATAGCCTCCTGGGAATACGTAATAGGAATATGCGTTTGGCTTAAAAGATAAATATGTTTTCATTTCATTATCTTTGTCGCAAAAATAAAGGTCTCCACCCTCATAGTCATTATTTAAATAAAGTATGCCCACATATTTATTAATCTCAAAAGCATTTGGCTTTCCTGAATTATCTGAGTTATCTGAGTGTGGACTTGCAAAGCCTCCAACATCCCATTTTTGTGCATGAGATGTATTTGCTCTAACCTTTCTATCAAAAACAGTTTCAACTGCTTCTTTGTACTTGTCTTTTAGCTTATCAAAAAAACCATCTGGCAATCCAAACTTAGCCATAGTTTCTGAGTCTGTCTTGATTCCCTTGCCCGACGATCCGTAGAATGCAATGTCTCCCCACTCTACGTCACAGTTTTCAAAAAAGTTAATCATCTTTGTGACTATTTCTGGATCAATAAAATCTGGTATCTCTACAACAGTATTACGAGTTACACCCAAGACTCCCCGCTTATTATCTGGGAC